AAGAAATCATTAAGAAATATGGTCTTTCACGAAATGACGCCATTAAAGAAATGCAAAGGAGTATCGGAGTGGATGAGATTGTAACAAAAGGCACTAATTATACAGCTATCCATGGAGATTGTGTAGAAGAAACAGAGAAGATGCCAGATAACTCGGTAGATATGATTTTGACATCAATTCCATTTGGCAATCACTATGAATACTGCACGAGCTATAACGATTTTGGACACAATGAAAATACGGATAAATTCTTTGAACAGATGGACTATTTAACACCTAATCTGCTTAGAATATTACGGCCGGGGCGTGTCTATGCCTGCCATGTAAAAGACAGAATATTGTTTGGGAATGCAACAGGAACCGGAATGCCAACAGTTGAACCATTCCATGCGGCAACAATTATGCATTGTATGAAACACGGCTTCCAATTCTTTGGAATGATAACCGTTGTAACTGATGTTGTTCGTGAAAATAATCAAACATACCGCCTCGGATGGACGGAACAGTGTAAAGATGGCACGAAGATGGGAGTAGGATGCCCCGAATATATCCTTCTTTTCAGAAAGCTCCCTACTGATACATCAAATGCTTATGCTGATGTCCCTGTCACCAAAAGTAAAGAGGAATATACTCGTGGACAATGGCAATTAGACGCTCATGCGTTTTGGAGGAGTAGCGGAAACAGGCAATTATCGGTAGATGATTTGAAAGATATGCCCATGTCGGACATACGAAAACTGTACAACAAATACAGCCGGGAAACAGTCTATGACTTTGAAAAGCATGTAGAACTGGCAAATGCGATGGACGATAAGGATAAACTACCTGCAACATTTATGTGCATAGATCCAGCAAGTTGGTCACCTGATGTATGGGATGATGTAAACAGAATGAGAACGCTCAATACAGAACAATCAAGAAGACGAAAACAGATGCATCTCTGCCCGCTCCAGTTTGATATAGTAGACCGCCTGATTAACCGGTACACCAACGAAGGAGAAACCGTGCTTGACCCATTCGGCGGGCTAATGACTGTACCTCTTGAGGCTATAAAAGCAGGGCGGAAAGGTATAGGAATAGAACTCAATCCGGAATATTACCATGACGGATGCTGGTATCTGAAAAAAGAGGAATTAAATCAAGAAACTCCTGATTTATTTGAACTGGCAGGGATTTAATCTAAATTGTATATGAGGCAATAGCGATTAAGTTAGTAAGCACAAGAAGTAGGAGAGAAACGATGTGCAGAAAATAAAAGATGTTATTACGGTAAATAACCGGAACTATATCATTATGACAATAGCAGTACCGAACGGATTACGCGATAGTGTATTAGATCTATTTCATACAGTTATTCTTGAGGCAGATAAGAATGGGAATGCCATTTCATTTTATTATCTGTACAAACAAGAATATATGACAGAAAAAGCGGCAGTAGCCGGTCATTCTATTGTGGTAAATAAAGTAATGGCAGGTGATCTGCCATGATGAAATTGGAGTGTGACCAGAGATTGCCAACATTGAATGAATATATCAAAGCCGTAAATGGAAGCCGTTGGGCAGGCGCATCCTTGAAAAGAAAGTATACAGAAGAATTAGCGTGGAAATTTAAAAAGCAGGCCGCCGGAAAAGTATTTAAATCTCATGTAACCATCTTTATTGATTTCTACGAAAGTAATAATCGTCGAGATGATGACGGTGTTATGCATGGCATGAAATATATTTTAGACGGGTTGCAAGAAGCTGGGATTATAAAAAATGACAGTCCTAAATATTGCCATGTGTTACCGGAAGTCTTGCGGTCACAAAAAAAGGATGGTAACGGAAAGATCATAGACTATATTGAGATCTCAATATATGAAAGTGAGGCAGTACGATGACTATCCGAGAATTCTTTAAAAGTGTAAGAGGAAAAGGATTATTAGTTATAGCATTGAATAAATCCCGTCAAACACTTCTAATGGATACTGCTTCCGCTAAGGGGATAAGATACGATAAACCAAAAGTAGATAACAGTACAAAGAGGGATCTGTCTGATGTGCTAATGGAAATTTGTGCAAAAGGAGAAAGCATAGATAAGCAGTTTTTATTACAACTACAACAGCTTAGCGATATGCGTATGATTGCCATGAATCTTATTAATATAATTACCGATGATGAAAGGAAAACCATATTGCAATACCGATATATACAATGTATGGATTGGGATGCAATTGCGAAAGCGTTCCCGTATTCAAAGAGACATGTGATTAGATTACATAATGAAGCACTTACAGAAATGGAAGAAAAAACAGGAGAAATAAAAGATGTCACACAATGTCACTCTAAAAGGTGTTAAAATGGTAATGTGAGAAGTTAGGGAAAGTCGAAATGAGGGCGTGATGTAACGATAGCATAAATGTCATTAAAGACATTCTGTATAGGTGAAATTCCTAT